AAGTATTAATTTTTAGTCTAAATGTAGCTGCACTTACTCCACCACTTGGCCTTGTTAATTGCCAAATAACTTTCATAACATCACTACTGTTAAAAGCCCCTCCAGCAATAGTTGCAGTTGCTATAATAGTTTCAGCAGTTGTACCGGTGTGAGCAGTTTGTGAAGTTTGAACAAATCTATAAGGAGTATATCCTAAAATTGTACCAAGTGATTTATTTTTCCATAAATCAGTTGAACTTTCATAAGTTAAAACTTGATTGTTAGTTGGCGCATTAGTTATTAAGTCAATGTCATGTATCTCCGATAATTCAAAACCGTTTTGAATACGAACATACATTCTACCTGCGCTACCATTTGAAGCTGTTGTAACAACTCCCAAATAAACTAAATGATTAGGCGCATAAGGTTTAACATTTGTAATTGTGCCTGCTGTAGCTCCAAGGTATACAGGATCTCCATCGTTCCAAGTTGATGTTGGAAGGATACTTAACCCATCCAATAACCCTTGCATCATTATTAATCCCTTTTGATTAGCTCCAATGGATGTCGATAATACTAATCCAACTGTTTGAGCTGAAGTAGCATCAGTTGTATTATTTGCTCTTTTTACAGTCATTCTGTCTCCTGTTCCACTAAAAGCATAAACAGGCATTCCTTTAGTTAAAGTAACAGAGTCATCATTTGTAACATAGGCAAATAAACTATTTGGAGCAGTTCCAATTACTTGAAAGTGATTATTTGTTGAATTATACACACAAAGCATTTCCCCTCCATTAATAATATCACCACCAATTAAAGCGCCATCATTATTTCTATACAAAGGTATTGCGCCAAGTGAATTAATGTTTAATGTAGCACTTGAAGTATTACCATTTGTAAACCTAATTAAATATGCATCAGCATCATTATAAGCTGCAACACCTGTAATTGTCGCAGCATAAGTGTCCGTTCCGGATGCTGTTGCGTGAGGTATTCCACCCCCTCCTGATGGAATATCAGAAAGAAAAGCTAAAGTTCCATCACCATCTTGTAAAGTATATTTTCTTGTATCTGTTAAGTTAGTAGTTGAAATACGAGCCATAATAGTACCGTCTTTTGAAAGTACTGTTTGACCATCTTCATCAGCAGTTGCAGATTGTCCAAATAAGTTTACGTTGTCAAATGTATTATTAAGTGCGGCTGCTTCACCCAGAGCATTTACTTGCTCACCAGAGTTACTTCTCGCAGCATCTAAACCCATAGCGTTTACATTATTTGCTATGTTATATTGTCCAGCACTATCACCTAAAACATTTACATTATCCCCTGTATTGTTTATTGCTGCTTCATTGCCAAAAGCATTTACATTAATACCTGTATTTTCTAAAGCCGCACTATCCCCTAAAGCATTAACATTATCTCCTGTATTATTTTTTGCTGCCCAATTACCTAAAGCATTGACGTTACCACCTGTATTTTGATATCCTGCTTGATTACCTAAAGCATTAACTTCATAACCTTCATTTTCAAAACCTGCTTCATTACCTATGGCATTAACTTGACCACCTATATTTTGTGCCGCAGCACCCGTGCCAAAAGCATTAACATTTTCTCCTGTATTACTATTTGCGGAATCTTGACCTAATGCATTAAGCCATCTTCCCGTATTATTTACAGCAGCTTCACTACCAAAAGCATTAACTGAAAAAGCTGCTGTATTTCCATCTCCTGCACCTGTTCCTTGAAAGTTAAGACCATCAACTAAATCATGATTGTTATCTAAAACCTCTTGAAGTGTTGGTGTTGTAATATCAGAAAGTAAAGCCATTGTTCCACCTAAACCTCTTATTTCAATTTCTTGTGCTGCTGCTGTTGTATTTATAAATTTTAAATAAGTATCACCACTTTCATCTAAATCGTAAAATCTAATTCCTCTATCTGTTAATTGTGTTTTATTTTCTGAATTGTCTGTAACTATTATATTATTTGTTGTTTCATTTCCTTCATCAGTTACTTGTTGAAGATTTTGAGTTCCACCACCGCCAACTAAATCGCTTAACGCTTCATCCAAAGTAGTTTCTGTTGAGGTAACGGGATTGTTAACGGTAATATTTGCACCACCTTCATCATATAATTCATCAAAATTTGAATTAACTTTTATAAAAGCGTTGGCAGTTGTGCCGACATTAATTATTTGCTTTGCCATCTTTTTTTACTTGTTTTTTAAATAAAAACTGCTTCAATTTTTCTTCGTTTCTTAAACGTGCGATGTTTGGCTTTTTAGTCTTGTCCATAAGTGTCAATTTCTATATTTCCGCAATCATTACAACTATTATTTCCAAACCACCAACTACCTACATTTAATTTTTTACGTGAAATTGTATCGCTGTGTTTAGTATATTCAGGAATTCTATTGTAAGATAACCATTTTTGCATTCGTAATCCGAAAACTTCTTGCTTACTTCTTTGTTGAACCATTAAATAATCAACCTCTGATTTGCTTACACTTTCAGCATTTTCAGCAGTATGCTTATAAACACCACCATTTGATATTTGATAAGCTAAAACCAAAAGAACATTTTTAGCGGTTGCACGAATTAAAAAGTCAACTATAAAATCATTGTATAAAGTTAAATAATTATCCTCTAAATCATCATTCTCAAAATCGGTGCAAATCTTATCATATAAAACTTGACCTATTAAAGGCTCTAAATCTGTAATTTGCGCATCCTCAATGCAAGGCACTATTTTATCAAAGTCAATATTGCCATTTAAAGGCGTTTTTGCGACTACTTGCTGTGGTGTGATTAGTAATATCATAATTTATTTTATATGTCGTGAGGTGCTATTCCTGCAATTCCACTTGCTCTATCTTTTTTCGCATCATCAATTGCAATCGGAGATTTAACATCAGGTTTAACATCTTTAATTTTATAGGTTAATTTTTCCCAATAGTGTTTGCAAGTTCCACCTACAAAATTTGCAGAAAGCAATCCACCGCCTTTATATTTCCAAATAGAATATGGATCGTTTGGATTAGGATGTTTACCGAAACCGGGGTTTACTGTGATATCTCCCATGGCCTCAATATCTTCTCTTCTGTAAATCTTATTCGCCATCATCATATTTTTACAAAATTCTCTTTCGGGTGACGAATTACCTGCATATCTATAACGAAAAAGATAAAAATCAGTATCATAAATACTTCTTCGATTTGAATTAGCAATTCCTGTGCTTGTGGTAAATTTATAAGTTAGCTTTTCTTCTTCTTCATAGTCAACAGGTTTGCACTCTATTAACTCATAATTATTTAAATCTTCATCTTCACCTAACTCAATAAGTTCAATACCTATTTTTTTTTTTTCTTCTGATAGTTTTACTTCCGTTTCAACTTCAACTTTTTTAGGTCGCAAATTAATAAAATACAACTCTAAAGTAATTTTATTTTGACCTAATACGTATTCGAAACCATCGGTTAAAGCATTTTGCATTGGTGTTATAACATTTAACATTGTTTCGTTAAATGCAGTTTCAATTTCATCCGCATTACTGCTAAATCCTGTTGCTGTTTGAATCCCTAAAATTGCACCGCTTACAACTTTGTGAGCTGTCAATAATTGTTTTCTCGCTTCTTCTGTTAAAAATTGATATTGTTGGTGCGCATCTGCTATCGTTATTGTCTCAATCGTAGTGGCATTATCTTTATTTGAGTTAAAGGATAAGATAAACTTATTAGCATTATTTGCACCTGTCCATTTTTTAATAATGTTACGTTCAAATTGCGTTTTAACCTCATCATCAGTAACACCTTCATTTACATTTATAATATGTCCTGCGCTTAATCCATTTTTAATGTGGTTAACACAATAAACAGAAATTTGCTCTTCTAATTCAGCATAATTTAATCCCGAATAATATGATGGCCTTGCAAAATAGAAATCATTTATTGAATATTCTTTAATTACAAAGACTGTCTTTTTTTCAGTTGTGCCTTGTACAAATACCGGTATTTGAGTTGGCGGATATTTTCTTGTATCACTCCAATCGTAAGAGTACCAATATGAATTAATAACTCCATTTTCGTCAACTTCATTTGGAACTACTTTGTTTTTTGGTAAGTGATTTATTTGTGCAATTTCATTTCCTGTTTTACCTAAAATTATTTCAAAACTACATTCGTGAAATAAGGTATAATCTTTTACTAATTTACGTACTATGTCTTTTGTAAATAGTTTGTTGACTTTAGCCATTTGGATGGCTTGATTAGCCATATAATTTGCAGTCAATCCTTGTCCATAAGTATAAGAGTAATAACTATCTAAAATAGCAGCGTTTGTTGGAGAATATTTGTAACGATTAATTACATAATCATAACCTTCATTATTTTTTCCGTTTAATACATAAGTTTTACCGCTTGGCTTTACTTCATTAAAAATTTGTGTATCAAATGCGCTTAAACTTATTGTTCTTAAATCTCCCATTATTGATTGATTTTATAATTTTGTAAATCTGTTTGATCCGTTGCAAATGCTTTGCCTCGAAATAGTGTATTTTCATTATCGTAAACTTCAAATTCAAAAGTGCTTCCTTCGCTTACTGTTTTGTCAAATTCAAAAGTCAAATAACCATAACTATAAACAGCCGACAAATCCTCAAAAGTTTCTTCTGTGGCTTTGCTTTCATCACGTATTTTTAAAGTAACTAAACTCGCTTCATAACGAGGTATAATAGTTACCGTTTGAGTTTCTTCGGATGGTCTAAATATTATCATACTAATATAACGAAAAAAAAACTTTTTGATACAAAAAAAAGTCAGCATAACTTAATACACTGACTTTTAAATTTATTTTAAAAAAAATTAATCGTTTACATATTGGTCAGAAACCAAAGCAAGTAAAGAAGTTACTGCTGCACTTGATAAAATTGGAGCAGTTTCAGGCTCTAATGCTTGTAATGTCATTTTTAATCCGTAAAAATCACCTAAAGCACCACCTAATTCTCTTGTTCCTGTTGTTTTATCAGCACCATTTTTTAATCCAATTGCATGATAAGTTCCGTTGTTATCTTCCAAAAATATCAACATTCTATCTCTTGAAAGCAATTTAGCCTGGTTTACTAAAGCAGCAGTTAAGCCTGTTAGTACTAAACTTAATTGACTATCATAAAAAATAGTTCCGTTATCTCTTGAGGCTGTTTCAGTTTCAACATAAGTGTTACCTGTATTTTTCAATTCAAATTTAAAAACTTCATCTAAAGTTCCCAAACCTGTAAGTTCTGAATTAACTACCGTTGCACCAATATCTGAAAATGGAGCAAAAAAGGCATTAACTAAACCACCTGTAAAATTTTTGCATTCTAAAAGTCTGCCGTTCGTTATAAATTCACACGCTGCCATTATTATAATGTTTTAAATAAGGCGGTATTTTCAACCGCCTTGTTATTTATTAAACTGTGTAGGTAGTGTATAACACAACTTCTGAACCTCTCACATATTGTACTCCCGCAGTATAAACCATTTTGTAACGTACTGTTCCGCTCAAATCAGTGTCATCCATGTCTTTGATACGAACTTCATTGTGATCGCTTAAAAGACCTGTTCCAAAATAAAGATTTTTCTTTTGGTAAATTACCATTGTGTTAGCAGGTAAACCGTTGATGATTTCTAATTTGTACATTCCTAAATACAATTCTTGACCTTGACCACCTAAACCATTGTTGATTCCTGCAGTAATTAAAGCATTGTTATAAGCTTGTGCCACATCAGCAGAAATTGCGAATACTAAATCAGCTTTTCTTCTCAAAGCAACAGGAACTGCGTTTGATGCTTTTTGCATTTCAGCTACTACGTTTGATGCAGTAATAGTTGCAGGTGATGCTACATCGATTACAGTTGAATCACCTAAAAACAATGGAATGAATCCATCAAAGTGACCATCATCTGTAGCCTCTCCAATCCAAATATCTGAATCAGTTGCTTGAGCAGTATCTGCTAAAATTTCTACTAATAAAGCTTGTTCTTCATCAACCGGCATATTGTCATTATGAGCAGAGAATCCCATTGTAGCAGTATCCCATACATTTCTGAAATCTTCTTTACAAAGTTCAGCCTCGTTTTTGATTTTCTTTGGCTCTAAAATTACCTCGTCAAGTGTTACACTTCCCGCAGGAGCGAAACCACAAGAATAATCTTGACGGCCATTTCCGTAATCAATTTTACGGATTACTTGTTTTACCGGAATATTTGGTAAAATAGTTACTAAACCTTTTTGAATAGTATCTGCTTCTTTAAAAGCTTTCCCTATTATTTCACCTGCCACCGTTCCTGCATAGGAACTGTTTACTGTTGTTGTTGTTGCCATTTTTTTTTAGTTTTTATTTTTTAATTCTGTTAATGATAATGCTAATCTTCCTTTTAATGTTGTTGGTTTTTCTGTTGTAGCTTGTAATGGTGCTACTTTTGTTTTTGTTACCGCAGGAGTTTCAGAAAGCTCAACTTTTAAAGTTTCATTTTCTTTAATTTGCTCCGATAATTTAGTTTCGATTGCTGAAAATCTTTGCTCTAAATTCTCATTGAATTTAATAAGCATTGAACTAATAGCATTTTTTAAATCTGAAACCTCATTTGTGTTTACTGATGCAGGAGCAGCCATTTCTTCAACAGGTGCTTCAACTACTTCTTCTTCTTCTTTTGCTGAAATCTCTGCAATTATGCCAACCTCTGCAACTGAAATTTTAGTTCCATCGTTAAGGATGTACTCTCCAATTGGAGCAGGAACATTTCCATCAGGAGTTAAAACTGAAATAGTGCCACCAATCTCCGGCATTTCAGTTTCTGTTACCAATGTTAAACTGCCATCTTCGGTTTTCCATTCGGCCAATTTAACTTGTTTGCCTAAAAGAGTTTTAAACTCATTTAGCAAATCGTCTTTCATTTGTTTAAAATCCATATTTACTTTTGTTAATGTTACTTTTTCGTCAAACATACCTTCTATTGAAAATCCGCTTCCATTATCTTTACACAATTGCCATTGCTCTTCATCTTCTATTTTCATAGCCACAACCCAACTGCCAACAGGCGCATCAATTCCGTATAATGCTGTCTTATCTTTTTCTAAATCTTCAACTATCCAACTCTCTACGATTGTGCCATTCAAAGTATATTTAGAATGCTCTAAATTTGCGTTACTTTGATTACCTTTTTTAAGATACAATTCAGAAGCACGTTTTATTGTTTCTTTAGAAAAATAAACATAGTACTCTTCTTTTGTTTTTTCGTCAAATCGATAAATCTTTTTTTCGGGAATCAATGCAACCCCTAATAAGATTTTCTTTTCATTATCGATTTTAGCAAACTGTACTTTTTTTTCTTCTGCCAAAGCAATAAACTTGCTCTCCATGGCCGGAGATCCAACTACCGAAATGCAATCGATCCCTTGTACATCTTCATCCGATAAAAATAACTCGTAGGTTTTCATAACTATATAACGATTTTTTTTTTTAGTGATATATTTTTTTTATCCAAAAGTTGAAGTAGCCACCGCATTACGGTCAAGAGATTGCTGTGTGCTTACTTGGTTACCGACAACATAAGTTTGTATAGGTCTATTTTGCTGACCTGCTATTGTTTGACTTAATTGGTTAGTTGAACTTTGACCTACAATATTAAATTGTGGCGGAGCAGGTGCGCTTCCACCACCGCCTCCGCTTGTACTTCCAACAGACGAAGCAGATGCACTTCCTACATTTGTAGACAATATTTTTCTAATTTGTAAAGCTGCAAACACTCCCGCTAAAGATGCTTGGACAACCGGATAAGCAGGGAATCCAATAGTAATAGGAGATTTTTGAGCAGTAGAGTAAGCATTTTGAACACCCTCAATTCCACTAATCGTAGCTTGTGCAACTGCAACTGCTTTACCAATCTTACTTCCTTTACCTGCTATCTCTGCAACTAAAGATAACCCTTGTTGAGCGAAAGCTAATTTAGCATTTAATAAATCTTGTTCAAATTGTTTTGATTTTTCTGTTGCTGCCGCTTCATTTTGATATTTAATGCCTTGATATTTTAAATTAATTTCATTAATTTCATTTTCTTGTGCTTCTTTTAAAGCACTTGCATCTAAACCATTTTTTTCAGCGTAAGCTAAATCAGACTCGTATTTTAAACGTACTCGTTCAATATCCGCTTCCTGCTCTGTCATTTTTGAAAGCTCATTATTTTTTCTCGCTTCCATTTCCTTATCAAAAAAAGCGGTGTCTGCTTTTTCTCTGTCTAAAGCTGCTTGATTTGCTGCATCAGTTTCAGCACGTTTTAATCTCAAAAACTCATCAATTCGTTCCTGATTTGCTTTCTTTTGTTTTTCTAATAATTCATCATTATGTTTCTTTTGTGCCTCAACTGCTTTTTCATTTGCCTTATTTCTTGCATCTGTTTCTTCTTGAACTTCAGCAACTCGGTTATCAATTATTAATTTTCTTCTATTTAAAACAGAAGCTTTTAAGGCCTCATTAGCATCGTTAAATTCTTTTAATGCTCTTTTTGCAGTTTCTTTTTGAGCATCTGTAGCATCCTCTAAACCTGCAATTCTCATAGCCTCAATTGCGATTGCTCTTAATGTTTGAGCATTTGCCATTTTCTGTGCTACTTCTTGATTTGCTAATTCAAGAGATAGTTTTCTAATTTCTGCCGAACTTTGACCGGAAGCCTTTGCCATTTTCAACTGCGCATCTCTCGACAAATCCGATTCTTGCGTGGCTAACTTTTGATTTTTTACTTGCGTGTCTAATTCTTTGTTTAATGCTTTGTTTGCTGCCTCTGCTTTTTGAGTAGCTTCAGAACTTGCAATAAACATTTTTACCAAAGCATAACCCGCAGCAATTAAAGCAGCAACAACAGCCACAATTGCGCCAATAGGATTAGCAGCCATAGCAGCATTCCAAATTAATTGAGCGGCAGCACTAATCCTTTGAACTATTGTAAAGGATTTAACTACTGCGCCAAGTTGTTTGAATGAATCTATACTTTCTCCAATGGCTTGTGCGCCACTTGCTATGGCCATAGCAGATTGAACTTTTAAAAGCGCTTCCTGTACTTCTTTACTTTCCGTTCCAAGCGTTCCCATTAATCCAGTAACAACACTAAAACCACCCGCAACACCTGTTAACGCTCCGCTCAATGCTTTAAACTTTGCATCAGGGTTGAATGCATCAGTTAACGATTTTGCATCACCAATTCTATCTTTTAAAATAGCAGCTTTTTTTGCAGCTTCAACCGCTTCTCTTGAAGTTGCTCCGAACTTATCAGATAATATGGCTACTTCCGCTTGTGCTTCACGTAATTGAGCTTTTAAAGATTTAGTAGCCTCTTCAGTTTTCTTAAAATTTTGCGTGAAGTTTTCTAACCCGCCATTGGCACGTACAACATCAACATCTATCTCTACAACTTTCTTAATAGCCATCTCTTATATTGTTTAATCGTTTCTTTAAAAGTTCTTGGACAACGATAAGCACCTTTTGCAAATTCTATATTATCGCTTCCGTTATAAAAATCCATCGTGTTTAATAATTCTACTAACTTCCCTATCATTGTGTTTGTGTTATTGTTAATGTAAATGTGTCAAGTCCTATAACAACTTCTAATTCCATGCTTCTTTCTAAAATCGGATTCGTTATTGCGCTTGTGTACTCTGAAACTTTGATTAAAAGGTAAGCACTTGTATTGCCAAAACTATTTTCTAAATCAACCCATCCAACACCATCTCCTGTATCCACTTTAGTAACTACATAAGGACTATTGGCAAGAATTTTTAAATCATAATCTTGCGCTCCACTTGTAGCAAATAACTCTGTGTATTGAATGCCATTTTCAAATGGTGAATATTGTGGCAAATAATAATAGGTAGCATCCGCACTTATTTCAGTTGTATCAACCGAGTATTCAATAGTATCAACTGTAATCGGTATAATTGAATTTATACTTTTAAAAGGCGCACCGATATAGTTTAATAGTTCATAATTTACCTCTCCTGTGGTAAGATTAGAACGCATTGAATTAATGATATATGCTTTATCGCTTATTTGTATCCTATCATTTAATTTGATATCAATAATTTTACCTATTGGCAATTGCGCTCTGTAGTTTCCTAATCGTCTTTTTGTTGAATATAAATCTGAAATATAATCCTGCCAATAATTACTGAATAAATTATTTGTTATTTCCGAGTATAAAAACGTTGATACATCAGCAGAAAAGTTTACCGATTGTGTAACTTGATTAAAATTACTATCATTTTCAGTAGATGTAAACCAAGTATAATCTAAATCAGGATTACTATCAGCCTTAATTGGTAAATCATAAAACTGATAACCGGCACGATAAAATAAATAAGGCTTTCCGATATAAGGTTGCAAAGTTTTATCAATCGACTTTCCAACTTGCACGTTGGTGATATCGTCTGTAGACCTATCTATTAATCGCTCAAACATTAAGTTATCAAACTGCGTTTCAATTTTTAACTCACCTCCATCAATATCATAGGTAGTTGCCAAATCGCCATAACCTAAATCAAGTCCGTTACCTTCTCTAAATCGCTCATTTAATATTTGCCCCGATTTTTGATGTTTAAAATCTATACGTTTAAATAAATTCGGTTTTTTGATTGTAATATCTTTCGTGTCTATGTATTTTGTAATATCGATTAATTTTCCCTTACTATACCAATCATCCAAAGGAATAAAAGAAAAGCTATTGTTTGAAATTGGTGTTAAAACCAAATTAAACATTTTTATAATCGAAGTTATAAAATCTCTAACTTTTATTTTTGGTATTTGTTCAGATATTTTTAAAATAGAATTAGCTGTTGTTTGACTTGCTGAAGTTGCAATTAAATATCTTCCTACATCTTGATTTGGCGGATCGCTCAACGGATAATAACTTATTATAGCAATATAACTTAATTGAGATGTAAAAGTTAAATTACCTCCTATACTTGAAACTTTAAAAGTAAATAAATGATTTGAAGAATCATTATTTTCTGTGTCTCGGAATATTCTTGTAGTTGTAGTTTGAAATAAGTTATTATAAGTATTATATAAAACACCATTATCAAAAACTTCTAAAATGTAAGGATAAGAAGATGTTGTACTTATTGTTATTGTAATTTGTGCAAATTTATTGTAAGGCTGTATATTTAAATCACTAAAATTAGTATCCCAATTTACAGCAACAGAATTAGTAGTAATATTAATTTCCGGACTTGGAACATCCCAATCATCATTAATTATTGACAAACTTGTAAAATCTATACCTAATGCAGTTGATAAAACTTTTATTTCACCAGGATAAGAATGCAACCACATGAACAAATTACCAAATGCAGCACGATTTAAAAACTCCCTATCAAATAAAATATTATATTTATTTTCTATTGCTTCTATTATCCGAATGATTCTTAAAGCGGGTTTTAAATCAGTATATTTTATCTCTCCTAAAACGTTTGTAATATCATCAGGATTTCCTGTTCCGATTTGAAAATTTCGAATGCTTGATATTAAAGGATAATAAATATCACCATTATTTATACTTTCGTCTTGAGTTGCATTAAAAACTATACTTCTTGTAAAATTATGGTCAAACTCTGACAAGTCTAAAACTGTCAAGTCATCATCTCCAAAACTATCAGATAGGTTTACTACTTTAGAAAAGAAACGAATTGTATAACTTGAAGGTTGAGCATTTTTTAACTTAACATCTTCCAACTGAATAAGACCAAACCTAAATGGCAAACTGCCAATTTCAATTAAAGAGTTTACACGAATGTTAGGGTTAAAACTTCCATCGACATCGGAGTTATAATAGTGTTGGAATATTCTATTATTTATATCACTTGCAGGAACTGTAAAACTCTGACTAAAATCGCTGAACGTTTTTGAAATATCGTTTATATTTTGTACGCTTGAATTTAACTCAAAGTTTTCATCCTTGAACAAATCAACCTTTATAAAATTATCGGGGTTGTTTATGTCTTGTATGTATAGGTTAGTTCCTATCATTATTGTACGTTATTTATAATGTCAAATGAATATTTGAAGTTAAACGAATATTGTATTAACTTATCATTTAATTGCGTTTTGTATGCTACAGATTTACTTTCTAAATTTACCGGAAGTATTTCTCCATCTTCAATAAACCATTTCTTCTCTGATAATAGCATTTGTTTTACGTTCTCATTTTCTTCTTCATTCAAATAATCAGTATTGCAAATAATTGCGCTTCTTCCGTTTAAATTAAAAGTGCTGTATTGGTGATCCGTTGTATTGTAAATTCCGAAATTAGAAGTTAACCCTCTGTAATCTTCGCCATCAACATCGTCTGTTATTTTGTTTACCAATGTAAGAAAAAACGATTGTGGAAATCCGAACTTATTTATAAATACGCAATTGATAACCGGATAAATACAGCCATCTAAAACATCGTAAGTAATTGTGCGAGTTTCATCCTCATAAACAAACTCACAAGTTATAACATCATCAGTATCGTAGTCTTTTAAATTTATGCTTTGAATGTACTCTGTATTTAAATCTAAATTTGCTGTAATAGTAATTGCATCGCCATTAACCTCCAAAGAAGTTAAACCATCAGTTATAAAATAAAGTCTATTATCGTTATCTCTAAAATGTCTTTGATTGTTGTTAGAAATTAAAACCTTGCTTGTTAATTGCGGATTAAAACCCTCATTAAAATAGCCATAACCATACATCGCTAAAAGTGTTCCCTCAACTTCAAAAACTTGGTCGTTATAATTAAAGCATAAAGCGTTATATTTTACCCAACAAGTAGCATCGGGTTGCGTTGGTTGAACTCCTGCCAAAAGATAATTATCAATACTTGGATTTGTATTTTCTTTTATTAAGTGATTAATGTCAAATGATATTGTGCTTTGGCCTAACTGAACAACTTGTTTTGATAGTTGATAGTTCGGTAATGTTGGCAATGTATTTACATCCGGACTATAGGCAAAGAACTCCATTGTTACAGTATCAAATAAAACGTTTGGAGTTATGCGCAAAGAATAGGTGCTTCTTACTAAAGCATAAGTCAATGGCAATTCAACATTGGTGTTGATTATTTCATAAGTAATACCGGCAGTTCCGCTATAACTTATATTGATATTCCCTTCGCTTGAATTGTCAGGCTCAACATCACAATGAACTATATTAGCAGTTCTTGTAAAAGTAATATAATCAGGAACTGTAAATCCTTGTAAATAGGTAAGTAAATTTGTTGCTGAAGCATTAGCATCAACTCCAATTAATATATCATCTGAATTTACCGGAGTGGTTTTAAAAACACCACTAAAATAATTGGTTTGATATTCGCTAACCACATTAACAGAAAAGAGAAAACTCGTTCCGTTTGTAGGGTTACTATCTAAAATTACATTAAGCCTTTTTCCCATTTTCTAAACTATATTTTAAAAACGATTCAGCATCTAATCCGTATGCCTCTAATATTGTATTGTCTAATCCTTTAAATCCAACTGCAAAGGCATCAGTAAAAAACAAACTTGGCCTTAATCCTGTATTGAATATTGACCTTCTAATATTGAAAAGCATTTGGGATCTACTTGCGAACTTCCCATTTGTTCTCGGTGCTATTCCTTTTCTAATTACCCATGCATTGATAGCAGTTTTAAACATTCCTTTCGGTGCTGTTCCTGTTCCAAATTTATATGGACTGTTTGGTGCTTTATTACTTGACCTTGCACCCTTAACTCCCAAGTCTTGAAACGTTCCATAATCTTCCATTGAGAATGAAAGCTCAAAGCTGTTAGCACTTACTTTGTAATTGCCACTAATTGACCTCGATAAATTACCTGTTGAGTTTTTACCTTTAATTGCTAAATTTGTACGTGCCTTTGAAACAACTTCATTTATAAATTGCTTTAATGCTATTTCGGTTTGCTTTTTAGGAACAGACATTGATTTCGTTGTTAGGAATTATCAATTCTAATTCAGTTCGCCACCCATCCAACAAGTTCATATCTTCAAATATGATAGGTGTTAAAATAGGCATGTTATTTAGTTGTATTTTTTCATCATTATTTTGAAGTCTTAACTTTGTAACCAATCTATTTAGAACAGCATGGCAGGTGTTAAGATTATCCAACTCGTTATCATTTTGCAACCATTTATCAGTTACTATCTTTTTACTTATATTTCTTAAATCAACCACAGCAACCTCAAACGTAAAAGATATAAATTGATTGTCAGCAGTTGAAGATGTAACTTGCAAATGAGCCAATGGAAATACATTTTTTTTATTTATATCCATTCCGGACTTCAACCCATGTACAACAGTATGAACATTGACATCCTCTTGGAGCAATTCTTTTAATAGTTCAATCGTTAAATAAAATCCTCTCATTTGTTATGCTTTTTAATCATTTCAGTTGCGCACTCTGCTTTTTCCTTTTCAAACTCCAATATCCTTAACGTTTTTGTAATTGGATATTCCAATATTTCTTCTTCTTCTTTGTGGTTCAATTCTGCTAAAGCTCTAATGCTAACATACCATCCCCATTTTGCGTTAAATAAGCTCTCCCTTGTTTGCTCTTTTTCAAAATAGACATCGAATAATCCACCATGAATTTTTCGCAATCGTTCAGTAAAGCGAAAAAAAAAGCACACGCACCCAAATAATATTCGCTTGGCGCATCTTTAAATATTTCATTCGTTCCGGTATATGGAGCGATTTCATAAAAAGGCTCTGTCTTTTTAAACCAATTACGTTTATATTTTACAACAGGTCGATATAATATTGACATCGCCTTATAAAATGTTTCCGGCTTTGACATATACATTTCCAAATCGATATATTCAGCAGTTGAAAGGTTATCCAACTTTGGAATGAATCCATAGTGAATGCCTTTGTAAATAAATCTGCGATAAAAATTTGGATCGCTATTTAAAGCGTTTGTAACTAATTCAGTTATCTCTTGAAAGTCTTTTAACTGTAATACATTTGTATTTTCAATCTCACAAAAGATTGATACTAAATCCTGATTAGTCTGCTCCGAGTTTTGAAACTCTACAAATTGATTTAGTGTAATATCCTGTAATGTTGTTGGTATGTTTATCTTCATACCATTATAACGACAAAAAAGCGTTTTGATTTTATCTAAAATCAGATATTGATTTGCCTAATGATAAATGCTTTCTTGATTGAATAGCTAAAGCCAAACTAATAACACTATCATCATGTACTCCTTGCGGTGCAGAATATTGAACATTTCTTGTTACTTGATTGTAGATATAAGTAAACGCTTCGAGTTCGTCTATAAGCCAATTAATATCTAAAATTGATATATCCTTTTGCTGAAACAAAACAGCTAAATCTTCAATCATTATAGGCTTTGTTTTTGTAGTTGTAACATAAGGCTCAACTAATCGTTTGCATTTCTTTTGAAGCATCTCAAAAAAAACATCACCTTGATTGTTTACCTCGACATAACTCTTTGCTTGATATTGATTTATAATATTAGCAACCTTATCAATTATCTTTGTCCATTCGTCTTGCCTCCAACGCTCACAGAAAACAGTTTGATTGTTTTCGTTAACAATAGTTAAAACGGTATAATCGTCTGCTCTACCAATATCCACTCCCCCATAATATTTTTTAGATTGGTTTGGAACTGAAATACATTCTCTAACATTTGCAAATAATCCACTTGCATTATCTATAAATTGCGCTAAATATTCTTGTTTAAAAACATGATCCGGTAAAGACCTTTTCCTCTCTTCTAAATCTAAAACATTTATAAATGGAGTGTCGTAACTTGTAAAGTGAAAGTACTTATATCGATTGTCGTAGTTGGGTTGTAATGATAATTTGTAAAAATGATTCTTACCTTTTGGAGTTGATATAAACAAAACCTTTTTACCTTTGACTAATACGGTTGCAGAAAGTACCTCGCTCCATAGTTCCTCTCTTGTAAATGCGTACTCATCGATTATAAGATAGTCAAAAGTATTACCCCTAATATTGTCCGGTCTCTCTCCTGAAAAAAAAGAAATAGTACTTCCAAATCCTTTGACTGTTAATTCACTTTGGTTAAACTCAAATAATCCACTATTGATTGTGGCTTTTTCAAGTTCAGAAAATACTTTTTTTCCTTGTTTATAAATTGGAGTTACCCAAGCAATATTGCAACCGCTATCATTAATACACCAATCTAACATTTGATTAATGCCTAACATAGTCTTACCAAATTGCCTACCTATATTTAAAATATAGTATTTATACGGTTCATTCCTAATAGAATGATGTATTGATTTTTGATTCTCGTGTGGTTTATATCCTTTTATTGTCATTCATCAAATTCAAACCTTGTAACTTTTACATCGTTTTGAGTTTTCTCAACGAGGTTATTTAATCGCTGTGTAATACTTGGATTATATATTCCTGCCATACCTCCTTCGATTTGGTCTTTTCTCGTGTACTTTTTTATATATGAACAGATAGGTGCATATTCTTCATATCTATTATCTTTATTCTTTAAATAATCTCCTAAATCTTCTATAATATCATTGTCAGCTAACCAACATTCAAACCCTTCTATTGTAAAAGGTCTTTCTTTTTCTCTAAAAACATCAGTAGCATCTTTACCAACCCAATCTTTTACAATAAATGGATTGCTTTTGGTTTCTTTTTGATAAGCCAAAAAGTACTCTTTTAATTTTTGAGGACTTTCTATGTATTTATTTTTGCCCATTTATTACAACAGCTTCTTTAGTTTATTAATGAATGATTTCCAAACCCCAGGACAATTAGTGCATGGATCAAAGGGCTTCAC